TACTATGGGTATCTTGGGAAACACGCTTTAAGTTCGTCAACTTGTAAAAGCTTATTAGAAAGCCCCGAAGCTTATGTGGAATACATAAACAAGCCACCAAAAGAAAAAGAACCTCAACCGTTTAGAGATGGTAGGCTTATTCATTTACTTAGCTTAGAACCTCACAGGATAGAAGAATTAACAATAATTGAAAGCACAAAAGGAAGCAAGGCTTATAAATTAGCAGTTGAAGAACAATTACCTCAAACAGTTTACACATTAGCTGAATTAAATAGATGTAAAAAAGTCGCTGATTCTGTTTTAAATAACAAAGAATTTTCAGGAATGGTAGAAGGTGCTGAATTTGAAATACCTGAAATAGGTAATTACAACGGTTTTCCGTTTAGAGGTAAGGCTGATATTTTATTGAATGGTATTGTAGTGGATTTAAAAACCACAAGCGATATATCTAGCTTTTACGAGTCCGCAAATACTTATAATTATGATTTACAGGCAGCATTGTATTTAGAATTGTTTGGAGCTTTTGAGTTTAGGTACGTTGTAGTTGATAAAAAAACTTTAGAGGTTCAAGTAATTCAATTTGACGATGAGTTTATACAAAGCGGTTATAATAAATTAAATATAGCGACTGAAAACTACCAGAAATATATTGATAATAAAGAATTTTACGACCTAAATTATAAAAATAATGTTTGAAGAACAATGTAAACAAATACAAAATATAGCTTATAATAGTTGTATTGATTCTTATTTCCAAAGTAAAGATAAAAATGACATTTACGAATATTGGCTTTATTTAACGGAAGCAAAAAGAACCTGCGAAGCTGATGGAGTTTCAAAGGCTTTAGAATTAATTACTATAATAGAGGATTTGAATGGGTAAGTTAAAAAAAAGTGTAGTTATAAAAAATTGCAACTACGAAGCTCAAAGATATTGTTTTAAAAAAGGCTTTATTATATTTCCTTTTCCAAGTGGAGACGGTTTTAAAATTAGGTATCAATTAGGTAATAAAATAAACTATTATCAAAAAGGAGAAGTATTTACAAGGGATAAAGTATTTCAGGAAGTTTGGAATTTATACAATAAAATATACGAATACGATAAAATTAAAAGGTAGTTTAAAAGCTATCTTTTTTTTTGTTTTAAAAATAAATTAAAAAAAAGTGTTAATAAATTAGTTTGTAAATAAAAAAAGTTTTATATTTGCTTAACAATAATTTAAAACAAAACAAGATGAAAGGTATTATTAAAAAATTTAACGATTTATTAAAAGCAAATAATTTAAAGCCAACGAAAGTTGTAACGTTACCAACTGGAGTAGTATGTGCGCATTATAGTAACGGAAATGTAAAAGTGATATAATTATGATGAAATTTATAGGATATATAGCGACTTTTTTAATGATTTTTTTTACATTTGGATTCTGTACTTACATTATATTAATGTTTTTATCAATGATTATTAAACTATTTACAAGATGATTGAAAATAAAAAAATACAAGATTTATTACTAGATATTACGCCAGAGTTTAACTCTTTTGGCGGTGGGTTTTACCCTTTGCCAAACGCAATAACAATCTATAAAGAAACAGAAGATGGTATTTTAATTGATTTATATTTAGTCGATGATGTTTTAACTGCTCAAATTTGGCTAAATGAAGATGATGAATATATTTTAAAAGATATTGAGGTGACATATATTTATGTATATTTAAACTCTTTACTAGAATATGAAACGCAATTGTGTAAAAATATGTTTGAAATATGGAACGAAAGGCAAGGAGAACAACTAACATACTATATAAGATAAATAAACAATTTAAAAATTTTTAAAATGAAATTAACAGATAAACAAGTAGAAAAAATCAGCGGAGCTATTATAACGTCATTCGTAAACCTCCATTTTTTAGAAGAAGTTGCATCAATTGGAATATTTAGGCAAAGGGTTAAAAAAAACGTCGCAAGAACTATGGAAGACCTTTTGCATATAGAAAACAATTACTTTAATGAAGTTGAAAAGCTAGAAGGCGATGAAAATAATATGGCTGATATTTTAGTGGCAAATAAATTAGAATTTATTAAATGGATATTAAACGAATTTGATTTTAATGACTTTACTAAAATACAAGAAATTTGTATCGCATTTTCAAAAGACAAGGTAAAACTATGTAAAACAAGTGATGAAATTTTAACAAACAACGGTGCTAAAACAATATAGTGATATGAAAGCAAATTTAATAGATTACAATTTAAAAGAAGCAAATAAAATATTAGACAACTTAGTGGAGTTGACAGGGTTTAATATTAAAGACAACAGCAGAAAACCTACACAAGCATATTTAAGAGCTATTTTGTACAAGAATTTAATGACTTTTAACTATATGAATGATAGAATGATTTCTAATTGGTTTAAGGAGCAAGGTTTAACAAAAGACAGAGTTAGCATATTGCACGCTGTTAAAAAAATAGACGTTTATTACTTGAATTATGAAGGCTTTAGAAATGTTTATGATAAGTACTACAAGGACAAAATAAAAGAAGGTCAAGTTTTAAGTTCAAAAACAAAAAAGACTAAAAAAAATAATGACTTTTCTTTACCTAATAACTCAAGAATTTATGACCCTTTGCAAAATTTAATTGATGAGTTGCCAATGGATAAAAGATGGGAGATTTACGAAATGGTAAATTTAAGGATAAAGAGTTGGAGTTGGAAAAATAAAGACCATTGCGAAATAATACAAGGCAGCGACGGAATAAGTGAAAGTATATTTTAAAATAAATAAAAATGAATATTGAAGCAAAACATATAGATAGATATGGAGGTAAAGCTGCCACAATAATTGAATTGACAGTAAATAGTGGCGATTATTCTTTTACTGAAAGTATAACCGACCTTATGACCCATAAAGTAGATAAAAAGATTATTAAGTCATTAAGAGACTTAGCCGATGAACTTCAAGAGCATAACAAAAAGGTATCAATGGAATATTTAGACGAAATACTGGACAGAATAGAAAAAGAAAAGGAAGTGCTAGAGCAATGGGAATCAGGGAAACAAGATAATAATAATGTAGTCGAAAAGGTAGGGCAGTAAATAAGTTTATAGGTAACATTTGATGTGCGAACCCTTATTGAATCCCTACCACTACAATAATAAAATAAAATAATAAAACTTAATATATATATGAAAGAAGCAAGAGATACACCAAGACCAACAATGAGCGATGAAGAGATGGTTAAAGACTACCCTCGTTTAGCAAGAGAATATGCTTTATTACATCAAGCTTATTGGAAAGGATTACGAGGGTTGAAAGAATTAGCTGAACTTCAAAGAAAGTTGTTTAGGAATATTTAGACGAACAATGAAATAATAATAAAAATGTTGATATAATGTTGATATAGTGTTGATATATATTAGATTTTGATAAACTAAAAAAATAAATTATGACACCAATTTTATGGATATTAACAGTGATATTGATAGCTAAACTAATAAAGTTATTTGATGAAAATTTATATTAATAAATAAAACTTATAGTAAGACTTAAAACTATAAGAAAATAGTATAGTAAATTAATTAAATTGTCATTTTAAAAGTATTATATAGTTACAAGTAATTATTATTTATATTTAATATATTTCAAAAGTTTTTACCAAAAACAAAAAATAAAAATGTTACCGAAAAATATTAGTAAATAACTTTACTATATAATTAGGGCGGGGAACTGTGCCTTTAGTTAATAAGTATTTTAAAATAAAACTTTTATTTATTGTATATTTATTGTAAATATATTATAAATGTTAGAAAAGGTTTTTGAAAGTCATAAGAAATGGATAAATACAACTATTAAATTTGGATGCTCTAAGGAAGAAGCTGAAGATATAGTAGGGCAAATGTACCTAATTATTGGTAAGATGCTTAAAAAGGGTTTAAATATAGCCTACGGCGATGATGTAAACTACTATTATATCTATTTAACTTTGCGAACTACATTTTTACAGATGAAAAACAAACAAAAAAAAGAAAATAAAGCTTTATTAATTCAAGATAATGATAATAGTATTGATTATTTTGATACCTTAGAAGTTGATACAGAAATTGACTTTAATAGAGCCGAGGATATTATTTTAGGTGAGTTGGATAAATTACATTGGTACGATAAAAGGGTATTTAATTTAATTGAAAACGGTATGACCTTAACAGAGCTATCAAATAAAACTGGTATATATTATCACAGCTTATATAATACTTATAGAAAAACAAAAGCAAAGTTAAAAGAGCAATTATTAGAAAAATATTAATAATATAGTATTAATTTATAAGTAAACCAAACATTTTACTTGACAAAATTATGAAACTAGGAGATTTAATAGAACGGATTACTTATTATACAGGTATACAGTATTTATTTAAAAAAATATTTGGTAATGATTGCGGATGTGATGAAAGACAAGAACAATTAAACGATATTCAATTATGGTAGGAGATAAAATACTTTGGGCAGAAGTTCAAACAAGGATAAAACACACAATGACAAGAGCAGACTTTAAAATATTGTGTGAGTTACACGCTAAATATTTCAGTCATAAATATACAGAGCCTTGTACGTGCAATAAGAGGATGATACGCAAATGGCTTGAACAAGTTGATAGTAAATTAAAATAATAATAAGCCCCTAATAAAATAGGGGTTTTTTTGTATTATATAAGTAGGTAGTAATTAATAGTTAATTTGTATTAATATGGATAAAAGAAAAGAAAACGGAGGACACAGTACTAAGGCAAAGGCAGGCACTATTGATAAACGCAAAAATCAATATAGGAAAGCATTAGAAAAAGCTGCAACGGAACAAGATGTAATTGATGTAATTAAAATGATTACAAATAAAGCGGTAAAGGATAAAGATGTAAGAGCTGCACAATTATTTTTAGAATATTATGTAGGTAAACCAAAAGACAGTTTGGATGTTACAACAAATGGAGAGACAATAAATATTCCTGTTGTTAAGTTTATTAAGTCGGATTAATATATGAGTATAAATATAAACCATAAATTTGAGCCTTTAAGAGATAGCGATGCAAGGTATTTTGTTATTACTGGTGGTAGAGGTTCTGCCAAGTCTTTTAGCACTACTTTAATAGAAGCTACCAATACCTTTGAACAAGGGTACAATTGTTTATACACACGTTATACAATGACCTCGGCAGAGCTTAGTATTATACCTGAATTTAAGGAAAAAATAGAGCTACTTCAATCTGATGATTATTTTGATATAAATAAAAAAGAAATAACAAACACGTTAACAGATAGCAAAATATTATTTAGAGGTATTAAAACCTCATCAGGAAATCAAACAGCAAACTTAAAATCTTTGCAAGGAATATCAACTTGGGTTTTAGATGAAGCCGAGGAAATGGTGGACGAAAATGAATTCGATACCATTGATTTGTCAATAAGAAGTAAAAAGCAACAGAATAGAGTTATACTTATTTTGAATCCAACTACAAAAGAGCATTGGATATACAAACGCTTTTTTGAATCTAAAGGAGTAAAGGAGGGGTTTAACGGAGTTGTTGGCGATGTTTGTTATATTCATACAACCTACTTAGATAACCGTTTAAACCTGCCCGAATCGTTTTTAAAGAACATTGATAATATAAGGCTATCAAACCCGAATAAATATAAACATAAAATTCTAGGCGGTTGGTTAGATAAAGCCGAGGGAGTTGTTTTTACAAATTGGAGTTTTGGAGCTTTTAATCCTGATGGGTTACAAACAAGTTGCGGAATGGACTTTGGTTTTAGTGTTGACCCTGATACCTTAACTGAAATAGCTATTGACAAAAACAAACGTAAAATATATGTAAAAGAACACCTATATAGAAATGGTTTAGGAACAACTGAATTAGCTAATATAATAAATAGTAGAGTGGGGAACAAGTTAATAATAGCAGATAGTGCAGAACCTCGTTTAATTTCAGACCTTAAATTTAAAGGTATAAATATAAAGGCAGTAAAAAAAGGAACTATTGAAAGCGGTATTTTAACAATGCAAGATTTTGAGATAGTAGTTGAGCCAAACAGTAGCAATATAGCAAAGGAATTAAATAACTATGTTTATTTAGATAAGGGTAGCAAACTATATTTAGATGATTGGAATCACGCTATTGATGGAATAAGATATAACGTAATTTATAACCTAGACAACCCAAACAAGGGCAAATACAATGTAAGATAATGCAAAACGAACAAATGATTGCAACGATTGAGTGCTATATTCATCACAAAACAGATAAGGAGGTTAGAATTGCAATGCCAAGAAATCACGACCAATTTTTTAAATTAGTGAAAGCTTATGAAAATTGTAAGAACTTTTTTATAAAACAATAGAAAAAAAGTATTATATAAATATGAAGATTGAAATTAACGTACCAACTACATTAAACGAAATTACTTTAGGTCAATACCAAAAGTTTTTGAAGATAGCAGAAAATAATCCTGATGGCAATTTTTTAGATGCTAAAATGATTGAAATATTTTGTGGTATACCTTTGTCGGATAGTTATAAATTAAAGATGAGTAGCGTTACAGCTATCATTGAAATATTATCCGAGCTATTAGAATCAACACCAAAACATCAGGAGAGGTTTACAATAGGCAAAACTGAATATGGATTTATCCCCGACTTAAACGAAATGAGTTTAGGCGAATATATAGACCTAGACAATAACGCAAGTAATTGGGAACAGATGCACGTTGCAATGAATGTACTTTATAGACCTATTAAGGAGAGCAGAGTTGGAAAATACAATATATTAGATTACAATATAACTACTTCAGAAAACTTAAAAGATATGCCTTTGGGTGCAGCTATTGGAAGCCTTTTTTTTTTCTACAATTTAGGGATGGAATTGTCGAAGCATACGATTCTTTATTCCAACAATCAGCAGGAAATGGAAGCCATTCAAAAACAGCTAACTTCGGAAAAAAATGGGGTTGGTATCAATCAATTTACGCGCTCGCTAACGGAGATATTACAAAGTTTGAAGATATCACTAAATTAAATATAAACCAATGCTTTACAATGTTAACGTTTTTAAAAGAAAAAACAGAGCTAGAAAGTAGCAATATAAAAAACAAATTTTAAAATGAAAGGATTTTATACAGTTTTAGAAACAATTAAAAACAACTTACTTTTAGATGTTGATGTTAAAACAGTAACGACTGGAGATATTACAAAAATAGATTTAAGTAAACAAAGCATATTCCCTTTGTCCCATATTATTGTTAACAATGTAGGTAATGAGGATAATATTTTACGTTTTAGTTTATCTGTTTTATCAATGGATATTGTAAACGTTTCAAAAGAAGAAACAACAAATATATTTAGAGGTAACGATAACGAGCAAGATATTTTAAACACTCAATTGGTAGTGCTTAATAAGTTAGTTCAGGTTTTAAGAGGTGGTAATTTACACCAAGACAAATATCAATTAGATGGCACACCAAGCTTTGAGCCTTTTTATGATAGGTTTGAAAATGAAATGGCAGGTTGGGCGTTAAGTATGGATATAATTGTACCAAACGAAATAACAATATGTTAGAAAATGTTCAAAAAGAACTAAATGCCTTTGCGAAATATGTTATAAGTCAGTCAAGAGCAAATCTAACAAGGTCTAAAAAGAACAGTTCTAAGCAGCTTTATAATAGTTTAGATAGTGATTTAAAGGTTTCTAAAAATAGTTTTTCTTTGTCTTTCTTAATGGAAGATTACGGAGTGTTTCAAGATAAGGGTGTAAGTGGTGTAAAGAAGAAATATAATACACCTTATAGTTATACAACTAAAATGCCTCCACCATCAAAAATGGATAAATGGATAGTAAGAAAAGGAATTGCACCAAAAGACGATAAGGGAAAATTTATAAAAAGAAAGTCTTTACAATTTATGATTGCAAGAAGTATTTTTAACAATGGTATTAAACCAAGTTTATTTTTTACTAAACCGTTTAAAAAAGCTTTTAAGAATTTAGATAAAGACATAGTAAAAGCGTTTAAATTAGACGCAGAACAATTATTAGAAACAACAATAAACAATTAATAAAATGGCAATAAATACTAGAAGTCCTTATTTTACAAATTCGCCATCTTTGGGGGCAGCTACTTATGCAACTTGTAGGATATATATTTATACTGGCGACAAAAACCAAGCTACACCAACAATACCAAACTACACAATAAAGAAAAATATAAGTTCTCCAAACACTTTTGCCACTTTTGAGGTTGCGGAATTAATAAGAGATTTTATAGATGTTAATTTCGATGGTACTTATTCATCAGCTAATCAAGGGGCTGTTTGGGTTTTAATAATTAACGACACTTTTAACGATACTACAAGCTTAGAAAGTCAGGAGCGTGTTTTATCTTTAGATAGTTTTTCGTATTTTGAAGACCCTAATTTTAATATAGATAATACCTCGGCTATGATTAGCAATAATATTATTTACCACTTAAAAGGCGACGTTTTTAGAATACCTATAAACACCTTAAACAATCCTACATTAACTTTCACAAAAGAAAATGTAACGGTAGCAACGGAGTCTTATATTTCTAGTGATTTATCTGACGAACAAATAAAATATGCAAATGGAGCAGAATTTAATATATTTGATTACGAAACTTATGTTTCAGCAAATTTTGCAATTTTCGAAAACAGCACTTGTTTGCAAGGTTTTTTCAATCAATTTTTAGCATCGGACTTTGACAAAATACAAATAACAGACGACAACGGAACCTCCTTTGTAAACGTTAAAATGATTGACGAATGTAAATATGAGCCAAAGAAAATAACCTTTATAAATAAATTTGGAGCTTTGCAAGATATGTATTTCTTTAAAAAGTCAGTTGAAAAAATGACTCTTAAGAAAGAAACTTACAAAGCAAATACTGTAACAAGCGGAAATACTTATTCCATACATAATCACGTTATTAGAGATTTTAATATAGTCGGTAAAGAATCAATAACTTTAAGTAGTGGGTTTTTAACGGAAGAATATAACGAGGTCTTTAAGCAGCTTTTGCTATCTGAAAAGGTTTGGGTTACCAACTACATAAATGGGGTAGAACAAGTTTTGCCTTTAAACATTAAAACAAGTAACATCACTTATAAGACTTCTTTAAACGACAAGTTAGTAGAGTATACTTTTGACTTCGATAATTCATTCGACACTATAAACAATATTAGATAGATGCAAAACATACAGTTATATATTGAGGGGCAAAGAGTTGAAATGTTCAAGGATGAAAGTGTAACAATAACTGATTCCATAAAAAACGTAAACGATGTATCAAAAGTTTTTACAGAGTTTTCGAAAACTTTTAGTTTGCCTGCTTCAAAAGAAACAAATAAAATATTTAAGCATTTTTATAATAGCGACATTGAAAACGGTTACGATGCTAGAATAAGAGTAAAAGCAAAAATAGAATTAAATAACCTACCTTTCAAAGATGGTTATATAAAGCTTGAAGGAGTTGATTTAAAAGACAATAAAGCACACACTTATAGGATTACATTTTTTGGGAATACTGTATCTTTAAAAAACGTTATAGGGGACGATGTTTTAACCGATTTAACTTGGTTAGGTAATTTCAATGAGAATACTTTTGGAAACCCTATTATATATAACGCTTCTACTATTTTTGATTATATAAGAAATCAAAGAGACAAAACTGTCGACGGTGTTTTATATGAAGAGCCTTTGCAAGTGCCTTTATTAACGCATACACAAAGATTAACTTATGATTCGGGGACAAACTTAGCTAATTCAGGAAATTTATATTGGAATAATACGAGTTCAGTAGATCGTGGTGTTAGATGGGATGAATTAAAATTTTCAATTAAATTACTTGTAATTATAAAAGCCATTGAAGAACAATATGGTATAACCTTTAGTGAAGACTTTTTTAATTTTGATAATGACGAAATAAAAGACCTTTATATGTGGCTACACAGAACAAAGGGAGAGGTAACAAGTGGCGGTCAAGTTGAAACTTTTTTAAAGCAAGCTACATTTACAAATCTTGTGACTGACGAAAGTAGTGCTAACTATGCTTTTTCGTCAACTATTGTTAACGGTAATTTCAAGTTATCAATACCAAGTGACTGGTCGGAAAATGTGGGATTTGCTATATATAGATATGAATGGTCACAATTTGAACCTTTAAGGTTTTACGTTAGACCCGCTACTGGTTACGGAAGTGTTAATTATGATGTTGTTGTTTATAAAGATGGGAACGTCCACTGGTCTGGTACTAATCGCCAAGGAAATATTGAAGGGGTTGAGATGCCTGCAAACTTGGGAACGTATACAGTAGTAGTTCGTTCCGAGGAAGCTATTATTTTTGACAGAATAATATTTGAAAATAGAATAAGATGGAATAGATTCCAAGGCTCAAATGCTAATCCAACCACCTATTACAGCCTAGAAACAATAAATAGTTATAATACAGCTATTACAACAGATTTTGAATTTAATATATTGCAGCAATTACCCAAAATGAAAGTTTTGGATTTCCTTACCTCTATTTTTAAGAAATATAATTTAGTTACATATTTGGAGGATGAGATTATAGTTGTTAAAAAGTTAGAAGATTTTTATTCTAACGGAAAAACTTATGACGTTACTAAATATATTGACGTAAATAAAAGCCAAGTTAATTCAGCTTTACCTTTTAGAGAGGTTGAATATAGCTACAAGGGATTAAAAACTTTTCTTGCAGCTACTCACGAACAGTTATTTGGTAAGCCTTGGGGTACGGAAGAATTTGTAAACAAAGACACTACAAAATATTCAGGCGGTATATTTAAACAGCAAGCGGATTTTGAACACTTAAAATTTGAGAGATTAGTTGATATAAATACAAGCGAACAAACACCTATTCAGTGGGGTTGGTGTGTAGATGATAATCAAGAAAGCTTTATCGGTTCTCCTATTTTATTTCATCTTAGGCAAAAAGATTATTTTTTAGACCCTAGCATCTCTTTTGTTAATTCAATTGCTGCAAACGGTTCTTTTAACGGTAGGCAAGAACTATCAAAATGGTATCAACCTCAAAACACAAATATACAAAGTAATACAGGGAATTATAAGTCGTTAAATTTCAAACAAGAAATAGACGAATTTACTGGCGAGATAGCAAATAATAGTTTATTTAATACAAGCCATATAAGTTATATGACTAGCATTTTTAATGAATCAAATAGAATCACAAAGTTAACAGCTTATTTGCCTTTAGGTATTTTGCTTAATTATAAGCTAAACGATAAATTTTTAATTTCTGAAAAAAGCTATAAAATAAATTCGATTAAAACGAACTTACAAAACGGAAAATCAGAGTTAGAGTTATTGAACGATTACACTCAATTATTAACAGCAAACCATTATATAAGTAGTGACATTTATGGCTCGGGACACCCTGATAATAATCCAAGAATTTTTATTGAATGGACTGAATTTTATGGGTCAGATAGTTATAACGTATCAATAAATGGAACTGTTTCGAATACAGTAAACACCTATAAAAACCCTATTGAATTAAGTTTCTACCAAGACCAAGGAATATCAACCTTAGTTATTTTTGTTGAAGCTTTAGACGATAGTGCAAACGTATTACAAACATCAAATACAATGACAGTTCAAATATGATAAAAGAAATATTAGATTTATTAAAAGGTACTGATTGCAAAGAAAACATTGTGCAATTAGCAAAAGGAAAAAATAAGTTTCCTGAAACTATAAAAGAATTAATCAAAAGACAAAAACAAGAAATAGAATGGAAAAAATAGTTGTTGAATTAGAAGCAAAAACAGACGAAGCAATAAAGGGAGTTGACGAAGTTAAAAAAAGCATCGGTAAATTAAGCAAAGAAGTAAAAGATTCAAACAAGGCAACGGAAAAAGGACTTTCAGCAGTAGCAAAGACTTCAAAAAGTGTTGTTGGAGGACTTAAAAAAATAGGTGGTACATTAAAGGCTATCGGTTTTGGTTTATTAATTGCTGCATTATCTAGTGTAAAAGAATTATTTGAAGGAAACCAAAAAGCAGTAGACTTTTTTAGTAAAGCTTTCGAAACAGCTTCAATCGTTGTGGGGCAAGTTGTAGACGCTTTTACAAATGTATATAAGGCAGTTTCTGAAAGTTCTAAGAATTTTGATGCACTTGGAAAAGTTATGGGCGGACTTTTAACGGTTGCAATTAATCCTTTTAAATTAGCTTTCTTTGGTATTAAATTAGGAATACAACAGGCGCAATTGGCTTGGGAAAATTCAGTTTTTGGTGGTAAAAACCCTGAAACAATAAAGCAATTAACCGAAGATATAAAAGAAACAAAAAAAGCTTTTTCAGAGGTTGCAAATGAAACAGCTTTGGCAGGTGGAGAGATAGTAGACAATTTTAGCGAAGCAGTTACAGAAGCGGTTGCAATTGGTTCTAAAATTTCAGATGAAGTTGGTAAAATAAGCGTTAAAGCAGCAATAGAAATAGCAAAGGCAAATGTAGAGTTGACAAAATCAGCTGAATTAGCAGCAGCGACACAGGGGTTAATATTTGAAAAATTTGATAGACAAGCCGAAAAGCTTAGGCAAATAAGAGATGAAGAAAGAAATAGTTTAGCGGATAGAAAAAAAGCAAATGACGAACTTTTAATTTCTATAAATGAAGCTGAACAAAATATGCTTTCACAAGCTAGAATGCAGCTACAAATCGCAAATGCAAATCTAGCAAAAGACAAAGAAAATACAAAATCAAGGGTCGCTCAAATAGAAGCCGAAAAAGAACTTGCAGCAGTTGAAGCACAAATCGAAGGTTTAAGGTCGGAGCAAAAATCAAATGATTTGGCTTTAAGCAGAGAGCAACTAGAATTAACAAACTCAAAAACAGAAAGTGAATCTAATTTAAGTATTGCAAAAAAGAAATTTGCAGCAGAACAAATTTTAGAAGAGCAATTAAGATTAGAAAAACTTATAGAAATAAACGAAGCTGAAAAAATAATCGAAGAAGAAAGATTACAAGCTATTGTAGATTTAGCAAATGGAGGTACACAAGCAAAGATAGATGCTCAAATTGCTTTAGATGAATTTACAAGGACAAACAATGAAGAAAACGTACAACTAAAAAAAGATTTAGGTCTTCAAGAAGTAGCAGATGAAAAGGCGGTTGCAGATGCGAAAAATTCAATAAGAGAAGGTAATTTAAACAACGTCAGTTCTAGTTTTGCTTTACTTGGTAAATTAGCAGGTAAAAACAAGGCACTACAAGCAGCAGCGTTAATTGGAGAAAGTGCGGTTGGTATTGCTAAAACAGTAATTAATACACAAGCAGCAAATTCAGCAGCAGTTTTAAAATATGCCTTATTGCCTGGAGGTCTAGCTTTAGCAGCAGCTGAAAAATCTATAAATAACATTGGGGCAGGTATAAGCATAGGAGCAAATATAGCAGCAACAGCAAAAGGATTAAGTCAATTGAAGGGTGGAGGTTCTGCTCCATCTAGTGGAAGTGTAGGTGGGGGCGGTGTAGGCGGTGGCGCAATACCAAAAGCACCACCATCTTTCAATATAGTTGGCGCAAGTGAAACAAGTCAGCTTGCAGATTCTATTGGCGGTCAATCAAAAGAGCCTATAAAAGCTTTTGTTGTGGCAAACGATGTAAGTTCAGCGCAAGAAATGGATAGAAATATAATTGAAGGAGCTTCTTTGTAAACAAAAACATAAAAAATAACAATAAAAACATTATATAAATATGAACTTAATAGAATTAATTTTAGACGAAGATGATGCAATTGGAGTAGAGGCTATTTCAGTAGTTGAAAATCCTGCAATTGAATCAGATTTTATAGCTTTAAATAACCAAGAAATACAATTGGCAGAAATAAACAAAGAAAAACGTTTATTAATGGGTGCCTTATTAATACCAAAGAAGCCAATTTATAGGCGAGATGGCGATAATGAGTATTATGTATTTTTTTCAAAAGATACTGTCTTAAAAGCTTCTCAATTGTATTTACAAAATGGCTATCAATCAAATTCAACTTTAGAGCATA